CTCAATCTAAACTTGTATGCTTTGTATTGAACTTCTTTCTCCACATTATTATTTATCTCAAATGATATTATTTTTTAGGAAAATTTCGACATTTTCTAAAATTAATTTAGTATGTTGGTGTCATTTCATCCGATTGACTAAAGATCAATCGGTTTTCATAACACGAGTCATATAAAAGTGTGGTTTGTATGCCATTTGCATACGCTGATTCTTCATAAGTCCATCCTTGCCACGAGGAAATATGAGGTCTTTGAGAACCTTTACTTAACAAACCATATCCAGCTTCATTCTCTACTATTATATCCACAAAACCACTATTTTGTGGAATTTCTGGTATGGTAAAATTGATTAAATGATCTGATTGGATAGAAAATTCTGTTATTTTTTTAGCTAAAAATGGTGGATTATTGGCTGACAAATTATGAATCAAGGAAAAATGATCATAAGAAGTTATTTCAGAAAACATGCTACTATTTGAAGCACTTAAATAAATGTTTTGTACATCAAAGAAATATTTTCCATACATTTCTATATCATAGACATTATGAGACGATAAAACATTGTTAGGATTCCAAAACGAGAGAGAATCTACATTTAGAGCTATGGGATTTGGGGTAGCAGAAATAGATACAAATTCTGTAGAAAGTTCTTCTAAAATAGGAGTTTGATCAGAAGGAGTCAAAGACTCATTAATATAAAATATTTTGCCCTGTATTTCATCCATTTTCTTAAAGAGCCATCCTTCTATAGTAAAACTAGTATCAGCAGTCAAACGATAAGCAGAATTTCCTTGCAATTCTGCCGGATAATTGAATGTTATATCTCCACTCCATAATATCTTAGAGCGTATTTCTATTGGAATAGAAGAATTTTCTAGACCAGGAAATTTCCATGAAACTATAATATACGGATCACAATATGGAACAAAATTACTCACTATTTGATCCATGTGATCTTGGTATTTAGTGATAATAGACATGTTTATACCAACATTAACCGGAACTGGTTGTGGTATATTTTTAGAAAATAATTCATTATTTTCATTATAAGGAATACTAAACCCTTGGTTTTTATTAAAAACCCTGCTCTTATCTCTAGACATCCTAGACATAGAAATAGCCACAGCAGGTACAGAAATGCCACCTGGACCAGGTGTTTGTAAAGAGCTGAAAACCCTTTGCTTAGGAGCATATATGAATCTTACAGGTTTAAGAGCATTGGGAACCTCTAAACCATCACGATCATGCCCTTTAATCACTATGTCATTAAAGGCAGCAGTAAATTGTTCTATTAAGGTTTTTACTTCTGCATGGTACGTGTAAAATTTCATGGTGTATTACTTACTGAAATCTCTCTAAGAAATATTTAGGTAGTAAATTTTTATTACTGGTTATGGCTCGAACCGCGGCTGCATCTAAAATATAAGTTGTAGAATGATCTTCTATTGATCTAGTACATCTTCCACACATCTGGATCAATGTATCTAGCATAGACATACTATAATGTCGTGGATTTTTGTCAAATATTTTTTTGATTCTCTTGGATCCTAATGGTAGATAGGGAGCTTTAATAATAATTTGAAATCTTCCTAGATCATCATCTAAACTCACTCCAGTATCTAATGATGGACTGACTAAGATAGTGTCTTCTTCTCTACGGTTGCGGTGTTCATCTATAATGTCTTGATTAGAAACTCCTAACTCTCTGAATAAAAATCTATTATTTTTACCCAATTTTTTCTTTACAGCTTCTGTAATAGAATTGGTGTGAGTATGGATCAATCCCTTTTGTCCTTTATGAACCTCACATATCTTAGCCACCATGTCTATAACCTTAGGAAGATTAGTTTCTAATGTCTTAAAGGACAAACTATACTTGGTAGAACAATATATAGGAGACTTGGAGGCTTCAAAGCTAGAATCTATGTCTACTACTGCATATTCTTCTTTTTTAATACCCAAACTTTTGGCATATTCTTCTGGATCACTAATGGTAGCGGAAGTCAAAATCACTCTATCTGCTTGGGCAAATATACGTTGAGCAATAGGTTTGATGTCAAATGGAACAAATGTAACTGATTTTGAATCCTTATTTTCTACGATAAATTCACATTCATCCCAATTATCCACTACATCCCACACTGAATTATAAAGATTGGTCAATTTGCCAAAACGTGTAGCAGTTTTATGCAGAACTCCCTCTATTACATTATTTTTATTATTCATCAATGCCAGCTTGTGTTTAAGATCTGCACATTGATCTTTGAGTTGAGTAAAAATGTCCTGTAACCATAAGAAAGCATCTTGCCTGTCTTCTGTAAGAATCTTCTTAAAACTGATATCTTCTGCTGTTAATTGAGCATAATTTATTGTAATAGAATACTGACCAACTAATTCTTTTTCTAACTCTCTTGCTTCATCACAAATAATATATTGTCGTCTTTGCAGAAACGGTGGAAGATTAAAAAATACTCTATAATTTAATACCGCATCCTGAGCTATAGTAGATTTTTTACGCGCCTTGTAATAAGGACATCTATCCAATTTAAAACACTCTGATTTAAGGTCTGGAGTAAAAAGACAAGGAGCAAAGTCTACTGATAAATTTTTATCTACTGCACATTGGTAGTTATTTTTACCTTTTGCTGCAACTTGATCCGGAAACAATTCTAAATATTGTTCTTGCAGAGATCTGGTAATGGTTAAAATATAGGCACCAAAAGATTCTTTTTCGTTAAAAAGATCTGCATGTAGCCAATTTCCATTTTTGTCCTTTTTAAAGGCTTCATAAGATTCTAGCAATCGTTTTCTGTTGTCATCTATGTTTCTTGATGATCGGGCTATAGCTGTTGCTATATGTGATTTGCCAGAACCTGTGGGTAATCTAGCTATTACATATTTTTTATTTTTTTCAAACGCCTTTCTTATAGATTGTAAGGCTTCTATCTGATTTGTTCGTGGTTTTTCACCTTTAGAGGATGGAAAGAAATCAAGAAAGTTTGGAACGTTTGTCTTCAATTTTTTTTAATAGTTTTAGATTTAAATTTTTTAATACACAGGCACAAGGATTATAAGTTAGATTCTGTGTATCTCTAGTGGTATAACCTCTACCGTAGCATTTATTACAAGAATTTTTAGGAGCTTTGTCTAGGGGTAAATGTCCTACATTTACAACTTCTATGTCATTTTCTGGCAAGGGGTAGAAAGTACCAGAAAAGACGCTAAACATTAAAATGGTTTTAGTGGTTTGCATCTATGGTTAGAATTGTATCCCAAAATTTATTTCCCCGCACTTTAGAAGGGTATATTTTTAAATAATTTTCTATTTCGGGCGAAGTTTTGCACAATGTCTTGAGCCTATAATCAAAATAAATTAAATTTTCATCATAGTGGGTTTCTATTCCGTATGGAATGGGTATTTCCACTTTATCTTTGTCTTTTTTGTTAGAATTAATAATAAAGGTCAAAAAAAAGTTTTTTTGGCTGAATAAAATTAATTTACCAGACTTTAAAACTTTATTATTAATTTCAAAAGAAAGATTTTTTTGAAGAAGAAATTTACAAGCCTCTTCTAAGGGAGTATCATTAATATTCATTGGTCCATGAAAGCTGCTTTTTGTGTTGCTGACATCTTTGCTATAGTTTCAAAAAAATATTCCCAAAAAGCTTCTACCGGTTCTGATGGTAATACTCTAATTACTTCTGTTTTGTCTAGCGGAACTGCTCTCCAGTCCTGCATAAAAATGTCATATACTACTAAAAGATTATAATTAGAAGCATTATAAGAAGGAGAACTAGTAGGTGGTTTAAAATTTAAAATGTCTCTTCCTAATTCAGAATCTAAAATAGGAGAACATAAAGTGGCCAGCATACGGCGAGTAGCTGGCCTATTACGAACTGGTCTTTTGCGAACAAATTTTATCTCAGCTACACCAGAATTTAATAGCTGAGATAAACCACCTGGTGATAAATTCACTTAATTTGTTTTTGGTGTGCAAATACCAAAAATGCGATCTTCATTCAGGAATGCTACATTTTTTAAGCCATTAAGATTGGCTACTTGCAATCCTCTATCATTAGGAAAAACCACATAATTTCCTTCTTGTACTAACTTGCAGGACGGGCCTGCCTTAATCACTTTGGCTACTCTCCAGGTATGCTGTACTGCTGCTAACGGAACCCAAATACTACCCCTCTTAACTTCTGTACCAGATTCATTGATGTCCACATACTGTACCATAAGGATATTGTCTAGAACCTGGTCTA